CGAACTAACTCAAGTAATTTGATTACAGTTGCGTATGAAAGAAGTTGTCAAATTGGAGCGTATTTGAAACCGTCCAACAAAATGGCCGCTTTGACATCAGCGTTTGCTGCTGTTGAGACTAATAACAACGTTTAATAAAGTCGTGCCTACATAAAGTCGTGCCTATACAACCGACTCAAACTTACCAGTTTTAGGGGACCGCCCTAGGTCCCCCTCCCGTACCGAAGGTCACGGGCATTCGCCCCACGCGTAGTGGCCCCCCCGGGGAAGGCCTCCGGAGGTGCATGCGACTCTGTCCAATCCTAAGTAGACCTCAAAGAGCGTGTTTCGTGTAACCGAGCACTCGCTCTAGTATTACCTACTTAGGATGAGTGCTCACCTCTCTCACCCCCCCTCTGGACCCTCATCACGCGGACCCCACGTGGGTTTCACAAGACCGCCACACTTGTATAAAAGCATGGCATATTTTTTATTTAAACACTATCGATAATAGTGAACCTTGGTCTATATGTCATGCAAGCAATCTTTTGGATCCTTACTATCCCCCATCCCCAGTTTACGCCGTACCTCCCCAAAGGGATTCGATGGATTAGAGGACAACTCGAATGCGGAGAAGGAGGATATTTGCACTGGCAAGTATGCATTGCGTCAGAAAGAAAGACTCGCTTGGGAGGAATTAAAGACATATTTGGATCGCAAACCCATGCCGAAATCACCAAGTCTGAGGCTGCCAACGAATACGTATGGAAAGAGGACACCCGTGTTGCCGGAACCCAGTTTGAGCTGGGGGCAAAACCCTTTCGACGAAATTCAAGAACCGATTGGGAGTCTGTTTGGACCGCCGCCAAGTCCAGAGACTTGGATGCCATTCCCGCGCATACACGAATTTTGTGTTTCCGCAGCATCCTCTCAGTCGCTGCGTATTTTGATGCGCCATCTGCTATGGAAAGAAGAACTTTGGTTTACTGGGGCAGAAGTGGGACTGGAAAATCTCGACGAGCATGGGACGAAGGAGGGTTGGACGCTTACTCTAAAAATCCCAGGAGCAAGTTTTGGGATGGGTACAGAAGTCAGGCGAACGTTATTATTGATGAATTTCGTGGAGGAATTGACGTATCCCACCTGTTGCGATGGCTTGACAGGTACCCAGTCTTGGTGGAGGTCAAAGGAAGTTCCTTGCCCTTGAAAGCGACAAATTATTGGATAACCTCAAACGTCGACCCTCGAAATTGGTACCCAGATCTTGATAGTGACACCCTTGCTGCTTTACTACGCAGACTTAATATAACTCACTTTAACTAAAACAATTAATGGCCTATGGAAGAAGAGTATCTCGTGTTCGTCGTAGTTATAGGCGTGCTGCTTATCGTGGTGGTCAGTATCTTAGTCGTCTCGCGCCCCGCCGTGTCCCCTATCGTAGAAGACGTCAATTGTACTAGTTCTTGTTTTACCTAAATAATAAAAAAATGGCACGACGTAATTCTATGCAGGTTGTACCTGGTTCTAGGCCTGGCCGAGGGTATGTGGCATCCCGCCAATATCCCGTATCATCGTATCGTGGATTGTCACAGGCTGCCATTCGAGGAATTACACGTCTTGTTGGATCAAGAGCTCCTGCGATTTTGAGAAATATGAGTAATAGTTGGACCCAGTCGTCAGGTCCTAGTACTCGTACTACTGCTAGAGGTAGTACTCGGTCAGTTCCAACGAATAGTTCTGCACGTGGTTTCGGTGGTTCATCAACTACCCGTTATTCAGGTAAATTTAGAAAACCCAAAAAGGTTAAGAAGGGTTTGTTTACTGACGTCCTTCGAAAAGGACATTCTATCCATATTGAAGAGTTTGGTACTATATCGGACCCTAATGCTGTAATTATAGAGCATTCTACCAAACATTTGTTATTGTACGGAACTGCGGTAGTTGGAGCTATTTTGAGAAAACTGTTTTTGAAAGCTGGTGTTCCAATTAATGACAATAATCATGAACTCGCTTTGTCTTCAATTTTAAATTCTTCTGGTTTTAAAATTGAATTTACCTATCAACAACCTAACACGTTAGCATTGTTTACCGTTGCGTATGATACTGTCGATAATCAATCGTTTAAACTTTTGATGGAATCAGGGCTTAATGGTATTACGGGAATTTTTCAAGATTATATTAACAATGCTGAACAATGGGAGCCGTTTAAGATGATTCTATACACTAGAGATGAAAATACAGGCGCTGACAAGTGGAGAGTTGCTTCTACTCTTGATCTTGTTACTGAAAAGATTGTAGTTATTAGTAAATCTGTTTTAACTGTTCAAAATAGAACAAGTGCAGCAACTGGGCTTACCAGTCTTGAGTCTGATCGTATTGATAATCAACCATTATCTGGAACTTTATTTGAATTTAATCAAGCGACTCCTCGTTTAAAGCACTATAAAGAAGCGCTATTGCAGAGGATAAATCAGACTGGATTAGCTCTGATTAGAAATGGGGAGTTAGATGCTACTATGTTTCAGAATGCTCCTGACCCTAAAATTTACACTAATTGTGTAAAAACTAGTAAGATTCTATTACAACCTGGAACTATGAAAAAAGCTAGTATTGTCCATGTGCATGATTGCTCTATTCGAACCTTTCTTTTACGTGTTCGTAGTGTCCTTTCGACCACCACCCCTAATCAATTTGTAGGTGGGTCAGGAAAATGTCAGGCTCTTCATTTATCAGAAACTTTACGAACTAACTCAAGTAATTTGATTACAGTTGCGTATGAAAGAAGTTGTCAAATTGGAGCGTATTTGAAACCGTCCAACAAAATGGCCGCTTTGACATCAGCGTTTGCTGCTGTTGAGACTA